GTAGAAACGCGTGCTAAAAAAACGCCCTGTGAGCGCGATCCTTTAGCGCTATTGCATCGCTTGCAGCAAGCTATTAGGTTCTCAAGATTGACCGGATCGCCCCCATTTTTGATGCTGACTATGTGATCTACGGTATTAGCATCTTGTCCGCAGTAATAGCAGACATAACCGTCTCGAGCTAGGACTATCAGCCGTACCTTTTTGTAGTCTTTGCTTACTCGAGGATCCTGCCTACCTCTAACCATTAGTAATGACCAGTCCTCTTATGATGTGACCACGCTTTACATACCGTACCGTACCGGTGCTTGATGTACTTAAGTCCTAAGTCTATCTGAATGTATGGATCTCTAGCCTTTAGCTTGAGCAACTGAGGTATCCCGTATGCAGTGCTCTTAGGGTTATCAGCTCTTGGATTCCAATTACTCTCACGATTCCAGAGATATACCAGACATTGATATTCATTGGCATTATGTAGCTTTATATGTGCATAGAGCTTGTAGTTATTAACATCTCTTGCAGTACTTACCGCTATCGCTTGAGGGCTATTGACAAATAGCAAAAGAGAGGCCAATAGCACCAAACATCCCATACGAGCTATCCGCCTCAGCGGCTCGTCTGCGAGTGTGGAGCGTAGCCTATATGTCAAATACCTTGCAAATATGTGCATAACTTGAGCGTACTCTCTGCGTGTCATCCACACCTTTACCCTGCCTGTGGATAACTCCTGTGGATAACTATCTAGCATCTCTGCCCCAGCCAGTACCCTTAAAGCTCACGCCCGGCACTGAGTAGACTTGGCGCATCGTATGACCGCAGCACAAAGGCGCTACGTTTTCACCGATTGGCGCAGTAGTCTCGTACCGAATATTGCAGCTTATGCACTCATATTCATAACTTGGCATCACTAGGCTCCTCGACCATACATACGCCTATAACCCCACACTTAGTACACTGCAGGGTTTTAACGTATGGCGGTAGGTTATCCGTGATGATGCGCTCGATCTGATCTGTGACCTTTTTACAAGGTCTACACTCGTATTTATAGATAGTCATTTTTTACACTCCTCACATAACCATAGTACGACCTCGTTACCGGTATTGGTCACCGTGAGTCCATTATCCGGGCTGCACTCGCTATGGCACCCGTCGCACTCGATCGCTACCTTGCTCGTTACATCGCCGTTATCGTGGATCGTCGTAGCTATACCTTGTTTAATAAACGTCATTTCTCCCATTAGAGCTTTACCGCCTTATCTATGTGTAAAAGCGCTACCTCTTTATCGATCGCCGGCCCGTTATCCACGGTGCTTGATGGTAGGCGCTTAGTTTTCCAAGTAACCGTAATTTTGCGTAGGTTAAACGCATATATGCCCTGAGGCGTTGAGTTAATGTAGAAAGGCGTAAAGCCTAAAGCGTTAGCCTGTTGCATTAGTGACTCGTATTTATCCTTTTCGAGTATAAGCTCATCATAGTGAGTATGCCGGCATTTAAGCTCTATCGAGAGCCTATAGCCATAGCTAGTAGCATCTATGTACTCGTAAGTGTGCTCGGATTTTTGTAAGTCCTCGAGGTATGTCTCCTTGATATAGTCAAAGAGCCCCTGCTCGGTCATTGTTGGTCTTTCCATTTTCCATCACTGCCCAGTACTTGCCATATTGGGTCGCATTGAGTGTTTTTGTTATTCTGAGTGCATCGCCACGCGGCCCAGTCTTTACCGGTCTTATGGCTCGTACCCTGAGCCCATACTCTCGTACCGTGTACGCATCGAGGAGGCTCACCCGGTAACTCACCGCCTAGCCCTTGTTGGATCTCAGCGATAGCGGTAGCCATAGTAGGTATGCCCTCATTAGCTGCGTGAGTGGCCCACGGATCAGCCTCAGTATGAGTAATTTCCACCTTTTGCATATCTTGTACTGTGGGTCTGCCGAGATCGCTAGGCGTAAGCAAGCCGATAACTCTACCGTAGGCGCTAGTTATGCAGTCCTCGATAAACCATTTACGCATATTTTGAGGGAGTGTCGCCACATTACCGTACGCGTAATCGACCGCGCTCGGTACTGCATCCTCGTACTCACGATAAGCCTCAGCTCTTACAAGGATCGTACCCTTTTCTAGGTTGATATCCTCAATAAAGGCGACTAAGCGCCCGGACGGAAACTCAAGCCTAAAGCGCTTGATCCTGCTATTAACATCCTCGTAGTTATCTAAGAACCCCATTAGATTAGGTTCTTTTCTTTGAGTGCCTGGGCTATTGAGCGGCCTCTTAAATAGCCTTCGCCGTGGCCTTGTCGGTATCCGAGTGTATAAGCAGCTTTGATAAACGCTGCCATAATGCCCGTTACTGTAAAAATTATTAGAAAGTCTGCACTGTTCATATATCGCCCTTTGTTAAGGCCGATTAGGCTACTACCCGAGTAGCCCTCTCGGCGTGTGTAGTATCAGTATGAGCCCATACTCTGACAAAAGGCAACTATCTTGCGAGGCGTGTCTCTAGCAATATCTCGTAAATCTTGTCGATTTTCGCATCCATACGCTCCTGACGTACCTCCATATGGTCGATACGACCGCGTAGGTTATGACCGCCGTTACCATCGGGCTTGAGCTCTGATAGGTAAAACTTTACAAAGTGTCGGATAAGTCCAGCCCCTAGCCCCAAAATAGTAAAGCTCCCCAGTGCTATACCTACTACGAGCTGGACTTGCTCCATTACTTAGCCCCTACGCCTAACTGCTTCTCCGACGGTTGCAGAGCTTTTAGTAATGGACCGATTAGCCCTGCGATAAACGCATTAGCTAATACTTTTGGATCTGTAATACCTGACATATAAAGCGCGGCTACGCTAGCGAGGGCAGCTCGAGCGTAGGACTTGCTGGCAGCGATCATCTGCTCTTTCATTGGTCTACCTTTCGTGCCCTTATGATTTGTCTAACTATAAACCTAAACTCTCGATTAAGGCTTTAGCCTTAGTAGGTGTCACCTCTACCTCAAAGTGCATATCGTCCGGTCTGCTCTTAAAGTCGCCGCCCCACTTTAGACCGTATTTTTTAGCCAGCGCCCGGATCATAGGTATTTTTTCAGCTGGAAAGGTACCGGGCTTACCGAGTGGATGCTTTGTCGCGTTAAGGTCGATCGCCGTACCGGATGAGTGGCACGATAATTTATCTGTAGATCCTCGGACCATACGAAAGGCATAGCCCCAGTCGTCAAAGGTGCCATCGTCGATCGGCTCGATCAGCGTATGAAACTCGGCGGCAAAAGCGGCCAAGAGTGGGCCCACACTCTCAGCGCACTTAAGCTTACGATCCGTACCCTTTACCGGGTAGGACTTTATTTTTATCTCGTCCGGATCTTTCGAGGCCGGGTAGCCGTTATAGCTCTTTAGCATTATGAGAGCAGTAAAGCCGCTTCATCGGCAGTAATGCCTAGGCGTTCTAGTAGAGCAGCTTTGTTAGCCGCCTTTGTCTCGTCCTCAACTTTACGCTGAGCATCTTTTTCGATGTCTATTTGATATTGTGCCAATTCTTGAGCGTTCATTTCACGCACAATAATTTCGCCTGTTTCCGCGTTATGAATTGTAATTATAGGTTTAATCATTATTTTACCCCGTAGATTTCATAAGTCCCGGCCGTAAAGGTCACCGCTGAGTTTAACTTAAAGGTCAGTGATGTAATAGCGGCCGCCGTTGATGGGTGATACTGGCCTTCCTGAATTTGAGTTAATTTAAAGGAGCTATCATAAACTAACGCATTTTGGCTAGCACGAAAACATTTACGCGTAGTAGTGTTCGTGTAATCATATATATCTATTTGTGTAAAATACTGAGTGCCATTAAATTCGTTGGCGTATCCATAAACATAATCGCCATTTCGATAATCTTGGAAAATTGCGCTTGAGGATGAGTTGTAAGTGTAAAAAAAAGAATAATTACTATTAGTATCTCCGTTAAATCTAAAACCAAAATAAAAATCTTCACTACCTTTATAATCTTTTATAAATATTTGTAAATTTTTGTAATCTTGACTAATTGAGTTAATTGTTACGCTATTTGATGTGCCCAGTGAACCGGAGGCTAACAAAGTCATACCACCGCCCGAGGCAGGAGCCGCCCATTTTAGACCTGTAGCTTGTGCTGAGTCAGCGGTTAATACTTGTCCATTCGTGCCTACTCCTAATCGAGCCGGAGTATCTGCAGCCGTCGCCGCAATTAGATCACCTTTAGCATCTACAATAGATTTAGCGACCGCTCCGTTAGCAAGATCATAAGTAGTTTTAACTGCATTAGCCGTAGCTGCGAGAGTAGTAGAGGTACTCGAGGTAGAGTCTGATAATTGCACTGCTCCGAGATTTGACGTAGTACCGCTAAGAATACCTACGGTAACGGTACCACTAGTGCCGCCTCCAGTAAGAGGGCTCGATACTGTAACGCCGGTAATATCGCCGGCAGCATCAGTAACCCAAACAAAGTCCATATCGGTATTAGAGTTTTTAGCTAGTACCTGTCCACTAGTACCGCCTTTAAGATCGACTAATGATGCGTCGATCGAATCGCCAAGAGCCTCGATAGCCGTAGCGCCATCCTTTACAAGGTCGGTCGAGGTAGGTACGGGCCAGTTAAAATTAGGTGTGACTGTTGCCATTAGGTTAGACCTCCGAAAGCATTTTCCCATATAAGAGTAGCATTAACACCCGACCAAATTAGGGAGGGTGGGCTCACTGTTGCCCATTGTGGCGCGACTAGTGAGAAATCTGTAGGGCTTAGAGTGAGGGTTAAATCGACATAACCCGGAGTAGCTTTAATAGCAAACCCCTCGACAAAGCCATTAAACGAGCCGTTAAACATATTTATAGGCAGATCGTTAATTATGACGGGCTCGCCAAAAAAAGCATCTATGAGCTTATCTCGCTCGGCATCGGGCAGCTCTGAATTATCTAGCCTAAAGGTAATGCTCTGTAGCTGCTCTCGAGGGATAGCTCGGAGCCCTAGCTCTCGATCCATTAGGTCCTCGACATCGGCTAGGTTATGGAGGTTAGTCGTAACGCTGCGCTGATAGCGGCCGTAGTTAGCGATAGAGCTAGCGTCGAGGGCCGTAGCTTGGCTCGCGTAATTGTTGCCATAGTTAAATACTAAAGAGTTACGGATCTTGCCTATCTGTAGGATCGTTTTAACTGTAGACGGGATAGCGTAGTTAGCCGATAAAGTCGTATAGCCGTTAGCTGAAAGATAGGCGGTACGGTGGTCGGTATCGGCGTAGCAAACTCGGCCGGCCTTGTCCTCGTAAATCTGCCCTTGTGCGCTTTGTGCTATCTGAGCGCATAAGTTATAGCTGCTAGCCGGCTCCGCTGCTCGAGAGATCATCTCGTAAAGGCCCGGCTGATCGATCTCGCCTAGCCCTACGTTTTCAGCATTAGCCCACGTAGTCGTAGGGTCGTAGTTAAACCATTGTAAAGCCGGTGCTACCTCAAACCACGAGTTAATAAGCAGCTCGTTTAGTATGTCGTAGATTTGGTCGCCGTCTGTATCTTTAGCCAAGGCATCCGGGAAAAGGGCTTTAGTCAGCTTGGCTAGAGATCCTACGGCCAATATATTACCGATTGTTATAAAGCCGGTTTCCTCAGGCGATCTAACCGAGATACCAAAATCTGATACCTCGCCGCCAAAAACGGGCACATAAGCCCCGGCACTATTCTTAAGCTCAAGTGTAAGAGAATCGGTTACGTCGATATCAAAAGCCGAGTTATCTAGGTTAATGATCTCCATACGTGCGTAGCCTGCGTTGCACTGTAAATCAATATCATCACGGCCCGTAGCCATATTTACACTAAGCACGTTATCGTAAACGGTCGTACCTACAATAATGCGCCATTCAGGCAGCCACGTACTCATAGCAGATAGTTACCGGAGCCGCGATTAACTGAGGTACCTCTATAACTTGATTGATTAAGTAGATCCTCGACGGCTCTAGCGATTGCCTCGGGATCTCCAATACCGGTATTAATTGTTAGCTCTACGCTTTGACCGGGAAATCCCATCGTAGGATTCCAGCCATAATTAGGAGCAGACTCGGTTAATGTAGGCATCGGTGCGACGTAACCCGGGTTTACTCCAGCTATAACGCCAGCTAGTAGACCGCCTGCAGGTCCTAAATCTTTTAATGTCTGAGGACTTGGAGTAAGGCTCGCACCACCGCCTAAACCTACTTGGCTAAGAGCGTTCGAGTATTCTCTAAGAGCCGCTAGTCGCTGATCGTCAGCCGCTCTTTGTGCCGTAGCTACTCGATCAATCATCGAAAGCTCTGCAGTCTCGGTTAGTCGCGCGTACGTTATGGCCGCGTTACCGGTCTTACTAATGGAGGATAATCTCTGGATCTCTGTAAGTTGGATCTGTACGCGCTCGTTATAAGCCTCTTGAGCCATAAGCGTACCGGCAGCCGTTATCGCAGCGTTATATTTCTTAAACGCCTCCTCACGTTGCAGCTCTTTATCACCTTCGGCCATTTTGCTATCGTTAATAACTTTGAGCTCGGTAAGCAGCTGAGTATTGAGCGATTGGAGGGTAGCGTTACTAATTTCGGTAACGCCTGCTAAGCGTTGCATATCTGCGTTTTTCTGAAAGGCTGCAAGCTCGCCGATCTTTTTAAGAGCTGCATCGCCCTTGTCCTCCTCGATAAGCATAAGCGCCTCGAGGCGTAACTTTGTCTCTTTGTCGTAAGTTGATTGCAGAGCTGCAGCTATAGAGATCCGAGTACTATCGAAAACGGCGGCAGCCTTAGTTAAGGCTATTTTTTGCTTATCTAACTTAGCTGCTTTTGCTTTATCAGCTGCTATTTGCTTTTGACGTTTAGCCTCATCCTCTTGTATTTTCCTGCGCTTGGCTGCCTCGGCCGGTGTCTCATAAATACCTACTGGCATAGAGCCAAGATAACCCTGTGTAGGACCTTTAAGAGCTTTGACCTTTTTACCTTCCTCTATGAGGATATTTATGTAAGATCCTAAAATAGGGATGGCTTGTATAACTCCTTGAAAGCCAAGACCACTGACAAGACTGCCACCGGGTAATTCTTTGAGCTTGCCCAAAAGGCTACCTAAACCTACCGTCGCATCGGATATAGAAGTCGCTAAAGTAGTCATAGCCGTTACTAGAGGCTCTACGTTATCGCTTTCGCCTGAGAGTAATGTAAAAGCATCTACTAGACCGGTACCTATAATCTCCTTAGCATTATCGGCGGCTTCTCCCAGTACACGCATCTTGCCCGAAAAGGTCGTAAGCTCTTGACCGGCTGAACCCTTAAAGGTTTTACCGAGTAGCGTTACGGCATCCTCAAAGTTCAGAGTCTTTAGTTCGGCTTGAGTAAGGCCTAGATTATATTTTCTAAGTGATTTAGTATTACCCGAATAAATTGCAGCGAGATCCTGATTTACGGTCAAAAGATTTTGACCCGATCCAGCTGCTATATCTAAAGATAGGTTTAGTAATTCTTGAGATTTAGTCACAGATCCGGTAACGGTGATTAACTTCTGAAAAGCCTCACGCAGTACCTCGCCTTGATAACCAAACTTAGCCGAAATCTCATCAAGGTTACGCTCGATGCCTGGTATCTCAAAAGCTTGTCCTAGGTTTTTAACTACGTTAGCAAGCCGTACGGCGGATTTTTCATTTTCTGCAAAAGCTTTAACCGCGTTTTTAGCATAATTAGCAAGGCTTGCCGCTCCAAAAGTAACGCCAAAAGTTTTAGCTAAGTTTTTAACGCCTTTCTCAAAGCCCGAAATCTGCTTTTGACCTTTACCAAGAGCTTTACCATCCCACGTAGCTAAAGCGCTTACGACCATACTAGGGAGCTTGGATACCATTTATGCCGCCTTTGTGTATGAGCCTTGATTAAAGGCACTAATAGTATTTTCTAACGCTCTTACTACTGCATCCTGAGCTTTACCTTGATCCTCGTGCCACGCTCTGAAGATCATACGACCGCGCTCCTCACGGGTAGAGCCATAGAGAGGCCCCATACGGCTTACAAAGTGCTCACCGGCTCCCGGGTTATTAGATCGGTAGCCCTTGCGGGAGGTAGTCTCAGCTCGGCCAGCGGTCTCGTAGATCGCGCCTGCAGCTGAGCCGTTAGCTACAAAGTACAAAGCTCGCCAGCCATTACGATTACGATCGCTACCGCCAGATTTGTAGTAAATACCCTTTTTAACTGTCTCGTAATCATAAAGAGGAAATAGGCGTACTCGGCCCTCAGTATTAAAGGTCCTAAAAGCCGAGTTACGTGCCGTAATCTTTTGCCCTACTGTGTTCTCGTTCCAGCCATAAAGGTTATCCGGCTGAGGCGATGGTGCGTAGCCTCTAGCCTTGTCCCGAATAGGGATCATCGCAGCTTTAATCTCTTTGTTCATATTTTTTAAGAGCTCAGGATCTACCTTACGGATAGCCTTAATAGTGGCCTTAGCGCCTTTTACTTCTATTGGCATACTGCTCGGCCTCCTTAGCTTGATCGTTTAACACTTGTATTAACATTTTGTACATCTCGTGATCGAGATCGAGTATCGCTTGAGGCGAGACCCCTAACCGGATAGATAGCTGAGCCACCTGATAGGTTAGGGAGTCTCGCCCTAGCTTAAAGGTTCATCGTCGAGGACCTCGACCTCTGAAAGCGTATCGAGAAAATCTGGCCCATAAGTTTTTACGGTCTCACCAGATAATCTAATACATTCCCAAGCCAGCCAGTAGAGATCCGACTGCTTCTCGTCCTCTCTAAAGGCTTTTCTGAATCCTTTTTTTGCATAGAGCTCAAAGGCCACCTCAATACGCGGTGTAATCTGATGCTCAGTTACATCCCCGTTAGCCCTTGTTATTTTGAGTCGTGCCATTTTTGCCCCTTTTCTTTTTCTTAGACTGTTGTGTCTACGACGATAGGTGAGTTACAAGTGAATGTAATCGATTGGGTTGAGATATCGCCTACGGCACCGTTGATATCGGTAGTATTGTTTACCAAAATCGTAGTCTGATATTCAGGATTTGCAGCAGAAATTACCGCGCTTGTCTGCTTGAGTGTTAGAGGTACTGTCTGACCAAACGCTTGTTGCAAGGTCTGTAGTACTTCACCGGCTGCAGTGTCGTTTAGGAAGTCCAGCGTAACGTTGCTAGTTTCTAATCCACGCGCGTAACGTCTGGAAGAATCGCCCATCGCTGTAATTTCTAGCTCCTCGAATACGCGGTTAATTGTCGCGCTTGTTACGTGATCTGAGAGGTCTACCGAGTTAAGGGTTACGACCACTCCATTTGATAAGAATACGGCCATTGACCTATTCCTCGCTTTCAGTAGTTGGTGTTGTTGTTGGTTTTTCTTTTGCTACTTTGACCGGTGCAGGCTCGTCTACGATCTGCCCGATCTTTCGCAAAAACTTTAGGTCGTCCTCTGTATATGGCATTAGTTAGCTCCAGCTCGTGAGAATTGAGATACGGAAATCGGCCGTTAGCAGCGTGCCACTTTGTACATCGAGTACGGTAGGCGCTGACATACTGCCAATATTCATTACGATAGTAGAGGCAGCCAGTTTATTAAACACTGCTACCGCTAGGGTTTCGATCCCGTTTAGGTTGCCTTGATTGTCTAGCATCGGTACGGTCAAAATAATCTTAAAGTTAGCCATAGGTGAAATAGTGGCGTAGGTGTTATTGCTCGGTGTTATGTAAGGATCATCGGGTACGACGATAACGCTATTAGCCGTGATAGTTGGAGGCGGAAAACTATAGGTATTCCAAGAGTTAGGAGTATCTAAAGCTGCAGCTAGTGAGGCACGTAGGGTAGTTATCGCGGCAGCCATTTAGCCCACCATAGAGTTAGGGTTTTGATAACCGGCAATAAGGCCCCTGATCTTGCCAATCATTGAGTTACCCATACGGTAAGGACTAGGGCTAAGTCCATCGATCGATACGCCCCCGGTCTGGCTAACTTGCCGAGCTTGGAAAATATCTACTGCGAGGATCATCGCTGCCTCACGGATAGCCGGAGTCGTAGCGTATGAGTTAGTTTTAGTATCTGCTCCTACGGCTGAGCCGTAAGGTAATACGCGCTGAAAATTGACATTAGCCGCGGTTTTTGTAAATTGGATAAAGCTATAGCCGCTTGGCCAATTCCACATAAAAGGATCCCAGACAAGGCTAGGGATTTGATTTGTAGTCCCGGCGCTCCACGGCATCGTACCCGTAATGGTGTAAGTGCCGTTAAAAGTTGAGCCGCACCCACTCAAGGTAACGCTCTGGCCCGTAGTAAAGATCATCGGATTAGCGATCATCGCAGTAGCTACGTTATTTTGCAGCGTTACGCCTACTACTGGAGCTGATGCAAACCATAAAAACTGATTGAGTAGATCCTGAGCAGTCTGGCAGCACGTCTCGACGATATCGGACGAATACAAGTTTTCAATTCCGAGGTTAGCTCTTAACTCGGCCTCGGTAACGTAAGTTGCCGGCATCATCTACTCCTATCTTAAAAAAGGCCGGTAGGGCTCAAAGGGCTAAGAGCCCTACCGACTATTAGGGTCTATCTCAGGTGAGGTTATAGCGTACGAGGCCCTTAGGCATCTTTACGATAGTCGCCATAAATCCGTAAATCGCAATCTGAATCTGGAGATTAGATACTACGTTTACTGACATATATGCCTGAGGGCTACGGTAAACCGTCATCGCCTCAGGTGCGACGATAAACGCAGAGTCATCGATAGTGGTCTGTACCATCTGATGATCTACGTAGAGATCGAGTCCGAGGACGTTACCGCGGATACTTGTAGGAGTTGAGAGGCCACCACTGTTCATAGGAGCAGAGGCATTATAAATTGGTCGGCCTGTTGAGTCAGTAGCGCCCATTAGTAGGCTCCACTGTGACGGTCCAGCGACGTAGTTCTTAGCAAAGTAGCTTGTGTTCTTATAAACATTAGCTGACTCAGTAGATACGAAAGAGATAATTCCAGCGCTTGTAGCTGCTACTGCAGTACCTTGTACGCCGCCTGCTACTACGTCTGCAATTACTGCAGCATCGGTAGCTAGTGAATAAGCTCTCTGGAGTTGGTTAGTAAGCTCAGCATAAAAGTTAGGATCCTGAGCTCTTTCTAAAAGCTCTACGCTGAGAGTGTTCATACCGGCATATTTCTTGACTGTACCGGTTAGATACTCTGTAACCATACCTGTATTTTGTACGGCTCCTGCTTCTGGCTCGACTGTTACCAATGGAGCTACGCCGTTACCGCCGCCAGCTGAGGTCACAAGTGATGGTACCTGAATCGTATTACCGGTACGTGGCAAGCTGCCTTGGCTTAGAGCATTAATCATAGGAGTATCAAAATTAGTATTTGATACAAACTCTGAAAGGTATTGCGTAGGATTAAACGCAGGGTTCGTAGTAAAACTGTCATCGGCGGCAGTTACGTAGAGGCGTGAATCTTCGCTACCTAGTGCAGCTTTGATCTTATGCTCTGTGTATGTAGCCATAGATGTAATAGGAGTACGGACTTGCTGAGAGTCTAGTACTGATGGACGGATGATTTTACGAGCAGCCTCGACCTTTTCAGCCTCGACCGGTGTATCTACTGGAGTCTCCTCCGGTGTGTTTTCTGGGGCTGTAGTCATAGCTCCCTCGCTTTCGGTTTCTGTTTCGGTTTCGATCTCTACGATAGTCGTAGAAATAGTAGTAGTTTTTTCTTTTGTACTTGTACTTGTTGCAGCCTCTAGCTCTGCACGTGCAGCCATAATTTCATCGACCGAGGCACTAGCAAAGGCGGCACTCTCGACAAGTGATACCTCTTTTAGGACTGCCGCAGTGACGAGCAAGTAATCTCCCATCGGCTTAGAGGCGGTTACATCCACCCCTACGGATAAGCCGCTTACAAGATTTTCCTGCGCAAGGAGTAAGGCATCCTGTCCCCGGGAGCTCATACTCAAACGAAAGGAACCATAAACTCCGGCCGTAGAATCGCTAAACGAAATTGCTCGCCCTACCGGCTTATCTTGTTGATGCTGCGATAGTAATTTTATATTGGCTGCATCTGGAATAGAAATCGAGCCGCGCTCGAAAACTACCGGGCCTGCGCTTGTATGTCCTACTTCTCCATAAGGTGCAACGAGTCCAGATACGATCCGGCGCTCTGTATCTGCAGCTTGTATCTCTTGGCTAAACGTTAGTAGCACTTGCATCTCCTAGCGGTGTTAGTTGCTCCATTTGTCGAGCTTGGTTTACGTCAATCAAATCGAGATTTAACATTTTCTCGATAATATCTAAACGGTCTTTTGCATCGACACGTAAAAACGTATCGTCTACCGCAAAACGCACCTGATTTGAGCTATTGGTTATGTCATTCATACTGAGCCTGTCCTCAATAGCTGAGATATAAGGCTGCAAAGAATAAGCCACAAACTCTTTACGGCCATCTAAAATATTTTGGTACGTCATCGAGTTATTCATATCCGCGCTAATTAGGTAACTCGGGACGTTCATAGCGCGGCTGATTTCGGTAGCGAGGTATTGGCTGAAATCTACATAGCCCATTTCTTTAGGTGAAAAGCCAATATTTTCTGCACTGAGAGTAGACGTTAAATAGGCCGTACTGCGATTTCTGCGAGCCGAGTTCCAGCCTGCGAGTATGCCTTGTATCTGTGACTCTGGTAGATCAGCACCATTATTTTTTAAGATAGTAGTAGCCATTGGAGTAGCTGCAGATACGGCAGCTGCCTTTTGTACATCCCACGCAGCTTTAATAGTAGTACTTGCAGACTGCAATACCCCAGGCAGTAGAGATTGGAAAGTGACAAGAGAGCCGATACCGGCCATCGGTACTAGATTTCCATCTACAAAATAATCTTTAACCTCAGTACCGTATTGGTTAGTGGTGTAAGTAATGCGATTATTAGCGACCCACTCAAAGCCGGATGGTCTACCGTCATCCGCGTACAAGCTAGTTACGCGCCAATATGCCACTGCATAAAACATAAGACTATCTACGGTTGCAGCGATAGTTACGCTACGTGGTTGGCGTTGATCTGGTTGCTCGAGCCATACCGGAGAGCCAAGTTTTTCACCGGTAGATTTTTTATAAAGTCCTAAGTCGATTGAGGAGATAACTCCAGCGACTAAGTTACGGCAACGTGCAACGCTAGATACTTGTAGAGCAAAATTACGATCAATACCTACGCCGTTATATCCAAAAGCGGAATTAGTATTAAACGATCCGTAGCCGTATGTAGTATCCATAACGGCCGGGGCATATTGAGCCTCGATAGTCGGCTTAGCAGCTGACTTAAAGCCTAAAGTTTCTAATAGTCCCATAGTCTCCATTTTCCCATATTGTCAAGCATTAGTACGGTTATAAGTAGCGTGTCTAAACGTATACTTTAGCCTCACCTAAAGGCTGAGTAAGTACGTGGACTACAAAGCTTATGCCGATCGCAATATCTACCGGTCCGGCTGATTTACGCCGAATGATTCTCCAGCTCGCATCGCTTTCTTTTGCCGCGCAGTTAGCCATCGAGGTTACGAGCTCATCTTGGCCCGAGTGCACGAGCCTATGATTAGCCAGAGCCTCATAAAGGTCCCCGGATGCCTGATAACCCTTCTGCCCTGATATATCCATAATTTGTATACCGTTTACCTCAAGGCGCTTAGCGATCGAGGCGGTCGTGTACTTGTCATAAGCGACTGCTCTCGGGTAGTAAATCTTGGCCCACTTAGCAATAGCGTTAGCTACAAAGAGCTCGTCTATAGATACGTCCGAGTGGAATATCTCGAGGACCGCTACGCCTATACGACCATCGGCAAGGACTTGGCCCATTACAAGCGAGCCGTCTCGTCTCGACGGTGCCACGTCAAAAGCAAAAATAGTAAGCGGCCCGGGTACAAGCTTAAGATCCTTATCGCCTGACTCCTCTACCGACATATGAGGCCACGGGCTCGCGGTACTGGTAATCCACATACAAAGCATCTCGGTTTTCGTAGTCTCGATCGGCTGAGTACTGACCGCCTCAGCTAATACCGATTCATCGAATAGGTAACCTAAAGCCGGATTCGCATAAGCCCAAGCGCTACGATCCGTTATTTTGGAAAAAGATGGGGCAGAGTATTCATAAAAGCCAAAAGTCTCAGGAGGATTAGATAAAGCTCTCTCGCGTAGGTCATTAAGCACAGTACTAAACGCATCCCCTGCGTTCGACGTGTAAAGCGCTTGGCTATTAATTTTTGCACGAGTGGTAGGCGTAGCTGCGCGATAGCCCTCCTCGCTAATCTCTCGTAGCTCATCTATGTACAAAAACGAGGCGCTACGTCCACGAGATCCGTCACGGGTTGCCGCTACTACATCGAGTCGGTGCCCGTTTTTAAGCTCGATCGACTCGGTGCCATTGGCGTACCGGATCTGCTTAACCTGCCTGCTTAGATCAGCTGAGCCCTCAATCGCGTAGGCCACTTGCCTAAAGGTATCTAGAGCCATTGATCTATTAGAGCTCATAATAAGTACGTTAGGGCTATCGAATAAAAACATATGCCCCAGCATCATCATACGAGCTAGGTGCGTTTTACCTTGTTGCCTCGACGTAAGGAGCAAATTAGAGCGCCTCCTGAACATCCCGGCATCGTCTATGGCGGTCATATCCGAGATACAAAAGCGCTGCCACGGTAAAAGCGGTAAACCGATCGAGTCTGCCAGCTGAGAAATCTCCTCGCCGCGATTAGGGCCCTTGAGATAGGGACTATGTAGGCGAGGCTCAGTAGCCCCATACCGGGGAGTTGTCGTCTCGGTCATATCCTTTTTAATCCTGCTCAGTCTGGCCCACGCAGGGACCGTTAGGGACCGTACTGGTCGTGATCGGGGAGGTATAGGACGGAAAGGCAGGGGGGGTAGAAACGCGTGCTAAAAAAACGCCCTGTGAGCGTGATCCTTTAGCGCTATTGCATCGCTTGCAGCAGGCTATTAGGTTCTCAGGATTGACCGGATCGCCCCCATTTTTGATGCTGACTATGTGATCCACCGTATTAGCATCTTGTCCGCAGTAATAGCAGACGTAACCATCTCGAGCTAGGACTATGAGACGTATCTTTTTGTAGTCTTTGCTTACTCGAGGATCCTGCCTACCTCTAACCATTAGTAATGACCAGTCCTCTTATGATGTGACCAAGCTTTACATACCGTACCGTACCTATGCTTAATGTACTTAAGTCCTAAGTCGATCTGGATGTATGGATCCCTAGCTTTTAGCTTAAGCAGCTGAGGTATCCCATATGCAGTGCTCTTAGGGTTATCTGCTCGAGGATTCCAATTACTCTCTCGATTCCATAGATATACGAGGCATTGATACTCATTAGCATTATGTAGCTTTATATGTGCATAGAGCTTGTAATTATTAACATCTCTTGCAGTACTCACCGCTATCGCTTGAGGGCTATTGGCTAATAGCAATAGACCGGCCACCAACGCTATACATCGCCTGCGAGCTATCCGCCTCAGCGGCTCGCCTGCGAGTGTAGAGCGTAATCCCTTGTCAAGTACATTAGCAAATATGTGCATAACTTGAGCGTACTCTCTGCGTGTCATCCACACCTTTTGCCTGCCTGTGGATAACTCCTGTGGATAACTATTTAGCATCTCTACCCCAGCCAGTACCCTTAAAGCTCAAGCCCGGCACTGAGTAAACTTGGCGCATAGTATGACCGCAGCACAAAGGCGCTACGTTTTCACCTATTGGAGCAGTAGTCTCGTACCGAATATTGCAGCTTATGCACTCATATTCATAGCTTGGCATCACTTGGCTCCTCGACCATACATACGCCTATTACCCCACACTTAGTGCACTGCAAGGTTTTAACGTATGGCGGTAGGTTATCCGTGATAATGCGCTCGATCTGATCGGTGACCTTTTTACACGGTCTACACTCGTATTTATAGATAGTCATTTTCTGCACTCCTCGCATAACCATAAGATTACGCTACCTGAGATATCTATTACCTTAAAGCCAAAATCGCCAGACTTGAGCTCGTGGCATCCATCGCATCGCTCAGCCGGTGCGCTCGTCACATCGCCGTTATCGTGAATAGTCGTTGCTACCCCGTTTTTAATAAACGTCATTTCTCCCATTAGAGCTTTACCGCCTTATCTATGTGTAAGAGCGCTACCTCTTTATCGACCACTGGCCCGTTATCCACGGTGCTCGATGGTAAGCGCTTAGTTTTCCAAGTAACCGTAATTTTGCGTAGGTTGAACGCATATATGCCCTGAGGCGTTGAGTTAATGTAGAAAGGCGTAAAGCCTAGAGCGTTAGCCTGTTGCATTAATGACTCGTATTTATCCTTCTCGAGTATGAGCTCGTCATAATGAGTATGCCGGCATTTAAGCTCGATCGAAAGCCTATAGCCATAACTCGTAGCATCTATGTACTCGTACGTGTGCTCGGACTTTTGTAAGTCCTCGAGGTATGTCTCCTTGATGTAATCAAAGAGCCCCTGCTCGGTCATTCTTGGTTTTTCCATTTTCCATCACTGCCCAGTACTTGCCATATCGGGTCACATTGAGTGTTTTTGTTATTCTGAGTGCATCGCCACGCGGCCCAATCTTTACCCGTCTTAGCGCTTTTGCCCTCAGCCCACACTCTCGTACCGTGTACGCATCGAGGAGGCTCGCCCGGTAGTTCACCGCCTATCCATTCTTGGATATCACTTAGGGTTTTAGCCATAGTTGGAATATCGGCACTAGCTGCTTGAGTGGCCCACGGATCAGCCTCAGTATGAGCAGTCTCTACCTTTTGCATATCTTGTACTGTGGGCCTGCCGAAATCGCTCGGCGTAAGCAAGCCGATAACTCTA